CTATTTAAGTCTGATCCAGAAACATTCCGGCAGTTGTCCGGCTAATATGAAAGGGTCGCCAAATGGCACTCACACAAATTTCCGACGTATTCGTGCCTGAGGTGTATTCCTCTTATAGCGCGGTTGATGGTCCCGAAAAGACCGCATTTTTCCAGTCCGGCGTTGCGGTTCGTAACCCTGTGCTGGGCCAGCTTTTCAGCAACGGCGGGCGCATTGCCGAGTTGCCTTTCTGGAAAGACCTTGATGCATCTGACGAGCCTAACTATGGCACAGACGCAACTGGCGATGTCGCTGTCCCTGCGAAGGTCACGACTGGCACACAGATTGCGCGCCTTGCGCCATTGAACCAAGGCTATTCGTCTGCTGATCTTGCGGCAGAATTGGCTGGTTCTGATCCAATGCAACAGGTTCGCAACCGTTTCGGCACATACTGGATGCGTCAGTGGCAGCGTCGGGCGATCTGCTCACTTGAGGGCGTGATTGCTGACAACGTGGCAAACGACGCTGGCGACATGGTCAACGACATTTCAGGCGCGACAAACGCCGATGTTGCCGCAACTACGCTGTTTTCGCGTGAGGCTTTCACAACTGCCGCGTTCACTTCTGGCGACAACTTCAACGATTACACTGCAATCGCGGTTCATTCGGTTGTCTATAAGCGGATGGTTGATAACGATGACATAGCGTTCATTCCAGACAGCAACGGTCGCCTGACAATCCCGACATTCATGGGCCGGACTGTTATCGTTGACGACGGTATGCCGTTCACTGCTGCGGCTGGTACTGGCGGCACAGACGCCGCTGCTAAGTACACTAGCTTCATGTTTGCTGGTGGTTTGCTTGGTTACGACGAAGGCACGCCTAAAACGCCTGTTGAAATTAACCGTGAAGCTGCGCAAGGTAACGGCGCTGGTGTTGAGACGCTTTGGGAGCGCAAGTCGTGGGTCATTCACCCATTCGGCACACAGTTCTTGTCGGCAACTTTGACAAACGGTTCTGCAACATGGGCGCAACTTCGCCTAGCTGCAAACTGGGATCGCGTCATTGATCGCAAGAACGTGCCATTTGCGGCATTGATCACAAACGGATAAGTTTAGCGAAGGGGCGGGCAACTGCCCCTTTTCATAAACCTAGACGGGGAAATACAAGATGAATATGAAAGAACAGCTTTTAATGCAGGCGCGTTATTCGCGTGGTGACTTTGGCGCGGCTGAACCCGCAAAAGAGCCTGACGATTTTACGCCGGAAGGCATCGCAGCAATGTCAAAGGATGATCTTTGCGACTTGCTGGAAATGCACGGCGCAGCGCCGGATAAGCGCAAAGGCCGCGATACATTGGCCGCTGAATTGACTGCAATTATGTTTATGGAGATTGGCGAATGAGTACCTTCAATCTTGAGACAGGGCGAGGCGGGCAGGTTGTCGTCAACGGCACACCATACCCAGTTGCGCGGGCGCTATGGGTCGGGACGCTTGGCGATGTGCATGTGCGCTTTCCTGACGGCGGAACGGCTGTTTATACTGCGGTGCAGGGATTGATGCCTATCGAAAGCGTTGAATGCTTGGCAACAACGACAACAGCCACAAACATTACAACGATTGTTTGACCGATGGCGTTGGTCATTGAAGATGGAACAGGCGTAACGGGGGCGGACAGTTTTGTAACTGTTGCCGAATATGAAGCCTATGTACTGGATTATTTCGGGGAAACCGTCACAGCAAACGAGCCTGCCATGCGCCGGGCTTTTGGCTATATGCGGTCGCTCAACTGGATTGATGATGCGTTTCCCACGTTTGCAGGCACGATACCGCAAGCCGTTCTGGACGCGCAGTCGATATTTGCGCGCGCAGAGGTGGCCGAGGCAGAGGGATTGCAGCCGACACTAACGCCTGGTCAGACAAGTGTCCTGGTTGGCGTGGATAGCTTGCGCTGGCAGGTCACGGGCGCGGGCGGTACAGATGCGCAACGCCGTGTTGTCCTGATGGCGCTGGATCGGCTGAAGGGGCTTATCGAGCCTTCGGATGTGTCCGGCTATCTGGTGAGGGGTTGATATGAGCGGGGCAAAAATAGCCGCACAAGTTGCCGCTGCCATTCGTGCGGTCGGGCCAAAGGTTGGCGCGGGTACGTTCGAGGCGACAATCATTCGTGCGGGCACTCCTACGGGGCCAGCATATGACCCAACGCCAGGAACGCCTGTTGAATATCAGGTTGCTGTGATCGACGGCAATATCAACGCGCGCGATGCGGCTGGAACGCTCACAGGCGAAACTCGGCGTGTTCTGACTATGGAGGCGGGCGTTGTTGTGCCGTTGAAGGGCGATGTCGTGACGGTTCGCGGGGTTAACTATACCATTGACACGGTGACGACTGTTGCCCCCCTTGGCGTTGATCTGCTATACAAGGCAACGCTATTGGTCGGCTCCTACATCCCGTTTGGCACATCACTAGCGACTGAATTTAGCAGCGCATTTTCGGAGGCTTTTGCATAATGGCTGATACGGTTAGAACAATCGACGAAATTCTGGCGCTTCTTGCCGACAACACGACAGGGGCGATTAGTGCGCAGGACTTGCGTGACGCTGTTGTGTCATTGGATGATACCGGATGGGCGAAATATTCAGACACGGTTTACACTAGCGTCAGCCCATTCTTGCTGCTTGCCGATACTGACACGATCCTGCCGAACAACGCTGGAACGGTTCTGGATGATGAAAAGCCGCGTGATGTGACCAGCTTTTACACCGGCGGCAAAATTACAGGGCGGGTTGGCGACGGTATTTTGATCCGCGTTGACCTTGCCGCAAAGCCCACATCGGCAGCGGCTGAAGAACTAGATATTTGGTTTGATATTGGCGATGGGAACGGCAAGATTTTCCCAGAACTCAAGACCTTTCCAAAGGGCAACGGGATTGAGCGGTTAATCAGCTTTACCGTTTCGGGCTATACGCTTGCCACATGGACGGCAAACGGCGCAACGCTTTATGTCCGATGCAATGGCACCGTCAGCATTTACGACATTTCGTACACGATTACGCGCACGCATCGCGGGCCACGGTAAATGGCACGCCGCCTGCCTAAAGCTGTGCGCGAGGCTATGGCACGCCTTGAGCCGCAAGTGCAGGCGGCCTTCCTTGCGGCTATTGGCGACATCCGGCGGACTGTTGATGTGGCTCTGGTCACACGGCTAATCGAGAGCGGCGATATTGAAGGCGCGATCCGTGCGATGCGGTTTGATGCGTCATTGTTCGGGCCGATTGATCGTGCGCTAGAGGACAGCTTCAGGGGCGGCGGCATTGCTGCTATTGCGGGCTTGCCTGTTATCAAAGACCCGTTTGACGGTAGCCGCGTTGTGCTGGGCTTTGACGGTCGGCACCCAAGGGCAGAGGCATGGGGCCGCGATATGTCGTCAAGGCTTATCACTGGCTTGGTGAACGAACAGCGCGAGGTTGCGCGTGCGGTCATTACGCAAGGCATCGAAGCTGGACGCGGGCCAAGGGCTACGGCGCTGGATATGGTGGGCCGCATTAACCGCGCTACAGGGCGGCGTGAGGGCGGGTTTATAGGGTTGGCCAATAATCAGGCAGGATGGGTCCAGAATGCACGGGCAGACCTACATGCGGGGCGCTATGGGGCCTATCTAAGCCGCGACTTGCGACAGCCTGCACTAGACAAGATGATTGCCCGCGCACAGGCATCAGGAAAGCCCCTAACCGATGCAGAGATTGACCGTGCAATAACGGCATATCAAAACAACGTGCTGCGGTATCGTGGCGAGGTCATTGCGCGGACGGAAACGCTTTCGGCATATCGTGCGGGGCGTAGTGAGGGGTTCCATCAGCTACGGGACACAGGCGCGGTGCGAGAC